TTAAATCATCTAGTAATTACTTACGCAGTTGTCTGAAAGAGGACATCTCGCCAGAGCTTCATGACATGATAGCAAAAGAATTGTATATTAGGGAGGAACGTTGTGCCAGTTAATTAAGTGTCCACTATCGGTTGCGCCGTTTACAGCGGTGCATTATATTATTAATAGTTAAGCAATTCTTTCTCTATGCGACTAATTGAACAGCAAATGAACAACGCTATCCGTTGCAATCAAAACTTCAGCAAAGGTAATACCGTTGTTATCAACATAGGCACCAAGTCTTTTGTCTATCTACACGGCAATCACATTGCAACTGTAGGCAGTGACTTCTTACAAATCTTTGACGGCGGGTGGCAGTCTAACACCACTAAGTCAAGACTTAATGCACTCATCAACGAATTTGCTGATGCATACAATGACGGCGTGTTTCAACAGAATTTCTGTTGGTTCATTAACACTGCTAACGGTGTTAGAGATTTCATCAACGGTTACGAGTTTGCATTATCATGAACACTAACCCCGAACGTTACTGGAACATGTGTGGATTTCTTTCTGATGAAGAAGTCCACACCGTGTGGAACATCATGGAAAATGCGCTAGACCGCGCTGGATGGGTTGGTGTTGACGGCGAATTGTCAATCAGGATATATGATGACAATCTGAAACAAAACATTGACTCATCCACGGAATACGAACCCGAACCCTCTGAACCAAATCACCCTTATTTCTATGACTACTGAACTACCAACAGACAAGCGTTTCTACATCACCACTAAGTTTGAGAAGTACGCCGTCTATTCCTATATGGCACGCGATGAGCATCATGCATTGGAATTGCATGAAGATGGACACTACGACAACTACGAGGAGGAGTGGGGAGAGTACAACGAAAAAATTGAAGAGATCGAAGAGGAGAATGTTTTTGACCAAGTACAACTAACACTAGCGGGGGTGCTATGAAAATGGATCGCGAATTACTATTAGAGCTCAAAGAGTTTCTGACAGAACGCATGGTGGATAATATGTCCACCAAGGACTTAGAAGAATATGTTGCCGATGACTTGTTCAATTACTTTGACAAGTTAGGTGAACATGAATTCTTAGAGGAAGCGCGGAACTACTGGGACGACGGTTTTGATGACGTTGTAGCAGAGGTCCAAGACTACATGAAATGTGACGTTAAAAAGGAACGGGGTACCATATGAATAGTACCACACCTTATCGTCCCAATTGGACATATGGTAGTCCAGCGGGTAAACTGTCCACCTATATGCACATCGCAGCACTAGGTGGTGCTATAATTAAACTAGTTAAACAAAAGAAATGAATGATCCAAGAGGATGGGCAGTCCAACCAGCAAGCTGGTTCAAATTTGATCCAGACGGTGCTGTATACTGTGCTGACATTGACACTGCTTATAGAGTGGCAAGAGATCAGACCAGATTTAGTCATCAGACTATATGGAAGATGACTAGTGGAACACCGTTACGATGGATACGTGTGACAGCTAACGAAGTGGCACAGGCACTATAGCATTGTATGTTCTCATGTATTATGATGAGTACATGAAACAAACACAGTTCCAACTATTCCTCGGACGTAACATACCAGACGCTGGTAAGATTACAGACGAGATGATGAGCGACTTTATTAAGTCTGAAGTCTCAACAAGATTTGACGGTTTCACTGTCACTGATGGTACAGGATTTTGGAAGGGTGAGCAGGAGAAAGTTGCTATTATAACTTTCGTCACCGCTGACGGATCAACCAAGGTGCAGGAGATCGCAGACTCATTCAAAGAGTCATTCCGTCAGGATAGCGTACTCATGACAGAGACGCAGCTGCCCGTGTGCCAGTTCATTTAGTGGCACACACAGTATAGCAATGTGCAATCCTAACCTCTATAATAGAATCATAACAAAGAAACCTTTCTCTATGTCAACACTACATCACGAGGATCTACTTCTCACAATCTTTGAAGAAGTGCAAGAGTGCTTCCCTTACTATGACGAAGATAAGCAAATTGAAATTGCTAACAAAAGATTTGAGGAGTTATGTCAATGATCCAGAAATTTATTGAGATCCCATCTCAACCCGCGATCCGCGAACCTGTCTCAGTTGGACAGTTCGCTTATGATCTACTCTATGAGTTCGCCCTAGAATATGGTCATGCTCAGTTAGTGTGGTATTCACTCAACGGAACAAGAGTAGTTGAGGGAGAGTACACAGCATGAGACTTAATGAAGGCATAAACATTGAACTCACCCCTTGCCAGTTTGATTACCTCTATGAGGTGATAATGTTTGCATATGAAATGGACGTCCCCGAACAGAAAGGGTGGGACATACAGACATATGACAATATGGTTGATAACGTCACCAATGGTAAGCGTACCATATTATCAAACGATGTCAAAGGGATTATGCCACTTCAATAAGTGGCACACTCTCTATTGCATGGCAGCTGTTATCCCTTATAATAAAGACATGACAAACAACAAACTAAAACCAATGTTCAACGGTGCAGTACTGATGAACGAAACCGCTATCCAAGACAAAGCGGTCATGGCAGCTTTAACAGCAATGTCAAAAAGAAATTTTGAACCCCAAAGATTAAACGCTTACGGGGTTTGGTACATCTCAGACAGGCACTAATTATGACACATGAAGAAATCCGCAAGGCATCTACTGAAAAACTAAGGAGATATCTTAAAGAGGATATCCCCGTAGAATTAGATGACATGATCAATTATGAACTTTATATTAGGGAATTTTCATGAAACTTGAAATCACCAACTGCGAACCCTTTGAACTCTCAGCACTAGGGGTTTTCAATGTCACGGGCAAGTTTATGCATGAACGCGAAGCAAAGCTATGGGACATATGTCAAACCATAGTCGGCAAAGAACCGCTTCGCTCTATGGAGTATAGAAGGCACATCATCAACGGGAATTAATCATGATCAGCACACTCACAGACAGCAACGGAAATCTTTTATCTTGTTCCGATAAGGTACGGGACGAAGAGGGGTTGACTTGGTGGGTGCTTTCTATGTTCCCAGAGATTAATTCTGTTGTTGGTATCACCACTAACGAGGACAGGTTTGATCGTAAGGCATTCAGACCAGACGAGCTGACAATATGTGACAGTTAACAAACTGTCCACTAGTGGTTGACCTACTACTAGCACCACACTATAATAAGTGTATAACAAACAAATCTTTCTCTTTCTGTTATGACTTCTACTTACCAAGCAAACGTACTATCACCTGATGAAGAGTACAACGGTTGGACAAACTACGAGACATGGAACGCTGCTCTATGGATAGGCAACGATCAAGGACTATACGACATAGCACGCAGAGCAATGGACTGGTCACACTTACTAGAGATCTTTGCTAACTATGGGTCAGAGACTACAGGCGACGGCGTTAGATGGGACGACGAAAAGATTAACGCATGTGAGATGGACGAAATGCTAGAGGAGTTATAAACCTCTAGCTCTGTGTTTGGGCGGGTGAGTTAGTACCTTCTTTGAAAGGTGAAGCACCTCTTGACCATCGTAAGTCCCAACGCGGTAGGCACGGGTGACCTCATTCCTTAAGTCATTAGATGACTAAAGATTCAACTAGCATAGTTGAAACGAGGTGGAACAGGTCTTTAAGGCGAACCTCTACCGCACCACCACACAGAGAAAGAACAGACTAAGGGCAGTAATATGCCCTTTTTTTGTTTGGTTAAGGGTCGCCAAGCGGTTGGGACTCCTAACCATTGTCTAACCTACAAAAGTATCCAGACGACAGATAAATATATTTGAAAATGGATATTTGAAAACCTCAAATCTAAAAAAATTTTCCTGGTAAAAAATCATGAAAAAAGTCGCACACCAATTTTTTGAAGATGACGGATTAGATTATGAAGACATGCTGAATGACTTTGATAATTTCTGTGATCAATTTGAAGAACGTGCATCCAGTGCATACCATACAGGAGACCAAAATAATGGAAGAGTTGTCAGCGAGATTGAACGAGTTGGAGAAAACCCTCCTATGGCAGTCCGAGAGATTGAACACCCTACAACAAACCCTAGAAAAGCTAGCGAATCCATCATTGATGTATAAGCGTCCTTCGGGCGAGGACTATGAAACCGTCGCCCAGACTCTAGATTATCTACATAATAATGTAGAGGGTATCAAGGGAGACCTTGTTAAAATCGCAAAACTAAGTAGTTACTAACATGTCACACTACACTGTAGGTTATCACGACCAACAAAGACATCACTTTGAAATCTGCGAGTATGCAGATAGTACATTTGATGCAATGCAACATGCTAAGGAAGATGTTCCATTTCTGAAAGATCATCCTCAGTATATTGATGAAGTTTTAAGAGAAGACAATGAAAGTCCCGAACTGGATCCATCACAGTAAGAAAGAACAGAAGAGGACGTTAAGACCTCAGAAACTTCGTCAAGCTAAAAAACGTCTCAAAATGTTTATAAAGAAATGCCGTTCCTAGCAAGTCAATTCACAATAGACAGTAGTTCTAGTACTGGAAGGTGTAACTATCCATTGATAGCAATAGGAGGAGCACCAGTTCCAACTTCAGTAGTTGTAAGTAGTACACCTTTACTGATGATTGCAGGTGATCCTTATGTTTGTACTCCTGCACCAGGTTTTGCAAATGATCCTCTTCCTTGTACTGCACTTCCAAGAACAGTTAACGCAGTTGTTAATACCAGTGTTTTAATTGATGGAAAGTTTCCTGTTGTAAGTGGTGATGTAGTAAATTCAAATAGACCCTTGACAGGACCGTATCAACATACTAGAATAGTAATTGGTAGTAATCAAAATTAAATATGGCAAAAGCAAAAGGTGGATGGGGTATTACCCCGACTATTGAAACAACACCTAAAAAAACTCGTCAAGGTACTGGGCAACATACCAAGTATTCTGCAACGAGTAGAAACAAAGCTAGAAAGAGATATAGAGGACAAGGTAAATAATGGAATTATTAATTGGAATGGCATGTGTATGTGCTATGGCATACTACACATATCTTATGATACAATACTTTAAAGTGAAATGACTACAAATTTAATTACAAAGGTGAAGAACCAATTCAAGTCATCCACATATTACGTATTCTGGGGTACTGCTACTTTTGTAGTAGTTGCAGGACAGATTTATGTTGGGACAGGATATCGTCAGATGTCTAAATCACTAGATGCATGGTTTGACAAGACTATCAGCATTATGATACAGAAAAGGTTAATGCAACAACCTCCAAGAGGTGTAGATCCATATAGCTATGGAGAACCAGATAGGATGCCGATAATACGATGAACTGTTGGCACTGTGGAACTGAGTTGATATGGGGTGGGGATAACTCCATGGATGAGTTGAATGATAACGAGGAGTCTGAGTATGACTTCTGGTCTAACTTCACTTGTCCAAAATGTCAAGCGTATGTTGAGGTATTTCATCATAAATGAATCTGATTTGTAATTTGCCTTCTGAGAAGGTGTGGGTACGAAAAGAATATTTGACTGACCATCAAAGTGGATTTGGTGAGTTTGTCGAGGGCGTCTGGGTTGCTTGTAAGAGTATACCTGGTCGTGCGTTTTATTTTGAGACGTATCTACCTGAGTATGGTGCGTTGTACGATAAGTTACCTATAAGTGCCTTTCTCCGAGCACCGAAAACGCCGACGCCCGATATGAGTCTAGAGAATCTGCAATTTTGGAATTGTATGGACTATGGTGTGATGGCAATCAATAAAGGTTTCATATCTTCTATGGATGCTGAAATACGAACAAGAGACCACGGTTTGATAAAAGGTCAGTATATCTTTACAATTGATAATTATCATGCAGATATAAATGTGATAGATAATAATGTAAGTGAAGTACCACAAGAGCATAAGAGTCATAATTGTATTCAATTAGAGAATGGGCAGTATGCATTGTATCCAAATAATAGGATGCGTCTGTATGACCTCTCTATAACCCCACAGCATCCCAAGACTCCTGACTTTAAGGTTTCTACCATAGAGTATCAAGTAGAGAATGGGACTGAGTGGGGACGGTTAGGCGATACTGACGATTATTTCTGGGAAACACCTAGAGAGAGGGATGGTAACCCCGATAAAAGTTCTGACACAGACCAACTAGACTTTATCTAACAAGACCCATGGTAGTACGAGTAGACAAATCAGAAGATTTTAAAAAAAGTGGTAAGAAACTCATTTCTGAGTACGATGCTGACAAATGGTTAGACAAAATTGAGAAAAATGATGAACGAGAACTCTTTGAGATGAAGAGAAAGAAGGAATTCCTTGACGAGTGCACTAAGTTTAGAAAAATTGGATAAATAATAGCAGCCTATGCTGTCTATATGCCACAACAGTCAACATTTAAAGATTTGAGTGTAGTATTCAAAAAACATCCTGTCACTGATGATCTAGTCACAGTGAAGGATAAGGTTGCTATTGCCCAATCAATCTCTAACTTGTTGCAAACCAATACTGGTGAGAGACCATTTAATCCTGACTTGGGTTCTGGTATTCGTGAGTTATTGTTTGAACAAGCAGATTGGGGTACTGCTGCTGCTATAAGTGGTCGTGTCAGAGAATGTCTTGTTAAATATGAACCTAGAATTAAAGTATTGAGCGTCAATTCAGATCCTGATTATAATACTAATGGTTTTGACGTTTCAATAGAATATGAAATTCTTGGCAGAGACGATGGCAGAATAGTTGCTGATGTATTTCTAGAACGTACAAGATAATGCCTTACACTCAAGTCTCAAATTTAGACTTTAATCAAATCAAAGCTTCTCTCAAAGAGTATATGAGAGCACAGTCAGATTTTACTGACTATGACTTTGAGGGTTCTACTTTATCTGTGCTTCTTGATACACTTGCTTACAATACCTACTACACAGCATTTAATACCAACATGGTAGTCAATGAACTATTCATTGATTCAGCAACCTTAAGAGACAACGTAGTAGCATTAGCAAAACAATTAGGATATAGACCAAAGAGTGTAACATCACCTACAGCATATGTTTCATTTACTGTTACATATACTAATGCAACAAATGATACAGAATTAATATTAAAGAAAGGAACTGGATTCACAGCAACATATGATAACAACATTTATAATTACGTTGTATTAGATAATGTAAAAGCACAAGTAGCAAATGGTATAGCA